ATGAGTGACATAGCGAGTCCCTATATTAAGAATGCAGCCATGATCGCTGCTGAACCTAAAGTTCCGATGGTGGAATATGTTTGCGCCTTCGACTGAGCCTTTGCGCTGTCATACGCTTGGCCTCGTGCATTAGCGTTAGCTGCCTCGCTGCCCAGCTGAGACAACGACGACCTGTTCACGCCTTGCCCAATGTTTATAAGGTCGGACATCAACGCCTGATTGTTTTCGCGCTGCGCAATACGTGCGTCTGATATAGCTTGAATTCCGCCCAACGTATTTTGCCGTTGTAGTCCCCGCTCTTGCTGTTGCAGTTGAGCAGGTGTTAGATTCGCCCCAAATCGAGAGACGCTACGTGCTGCTGATTGACGCATGACCTCTGGGGCCGCAGCCGAGTCTTCTCTCGCAGCATCGATTAAGCTGGTATCGTTTTTCGCTTTGTCGAGCAACTGCTCTTCATAAGGCCGGTAGTTGTTTACGTAATCCACATAATCTTGGCGAGTGATAGCCGCGTAAGTAGCTTCTGGATCTTTAACTTCAGGTAACGCGCCTGCTTGCGGGTTGCTTATACCGACTTCAGATAGTCTACCTCCGAACATAGCTAGTACCCCGCCCTTTGAGCGTAATCAAGAGCCGTCAAACCGTCTCCGATAACACCGGCAAGCTTACTGTCGCTAGTACCTGCGTAGCCCGTAGCTGTCGCTTTTGCCATTTTCCCAATCGCTTTCATCTTAGCGCCGCGTACTAAATTGTTATTCTTCGCCCGGTTCAATGCGTCACTGGTGGCTAACCTAGAGGCTTGGGCCATGCCTGATTGCGCATCAGCTGCTTGACCACGAGCTGTGCCTAAGACACCTGTTTGCATAGTGTTCTTTATCTTCCCTGCGCTTTTTTCTGCTATGCCCATCTGTCCTGTAAGTGCATTAGCGGCAAGCCCAGATCTCTCCGTAGCCTGAGTATCTGCAAAAGTGGTGCCTTTCGTCAGTGCCTGCATGGTGTCGGCATTTGCGCGGCTACGAAGCTGCCTTCTGTTATCGTCAGAGAAAGATTGGTCGCGCATGTTTTGTAGCAGAGGGTCATATTTCTGCTTGAAATAATCTCGTTCTGCTTTAGCTACACCCGCAGATGCCTTCTCTGCTTCGCTCGCTTGATAGTCGCTCTTCTTTGGCTTGCTACCCATCTCTACACCTCTAATCGATACACTACGGTGTCTACTTGCCACCCAGCGCTTACTAAAATTTGTCTCATCTCAGGGAGCGGCGTTCTTACTTCAACGGCTTCCCAACCCATGTCTCTGGCTACCTTTTGAAAAAAGGGGTAGTACATAAGTACGTTCTTGTTTCCGCGCTTATGAGACCAAGCCAACCAAATCAAAAGTGTTTTATTACCTGTAAACTCATCTACCTCAGTAGTAGAAATTACAAATCCTTCTGGGGCTTTCCAGTAAACCGCTTCGCCAGATACCACTGCCGCATAAACGTCTTCTGCTCTAAAAGATAATTGCGGGTAATCCTGTATAAGCCTCTGTATAGCAACACCGACGCTATCCCAGTCTTGACGAATATCACCAACAACTGGTTCAGGCGCTCTTTCATCTTCTCTTTGCGTACCCAGTATCCGTAATCCTGTAGATGCCGCCTGCTCCGCCATACCTAACCTTCCTAGCTACTCTCGTTTCTTTTTGTAATGCACGCCCTTCTGCAACTGCTAAGCCTTCTAAGAACAAAGAGCCGTATACTTGCGCGCCTGGATAATCCGTCCATTCACGACCGGGAATACGAAGTAATCGATACAGCGCACCGTTTACTATGGTGTCGCGGTAATCATTCATTACATCGTCGTCGCATGAACTAGACTTATAAGTAGGCTTGAGCACAACGCGTAGCAATATGCTGCCCACTTCGGTAGCACTTGGAACTGGTACTAAATGGAACAAAGAGGGTGACTGTTTTACAAAGTACTCTGGTGTACCTTGATACCCTTCTAGCCGCCACTTAGGTTTACGTTGCTCAATCAAAGCTGTAGTTGAAGCCTCAAGATCCGCACCGTTATAAGTAACCCAAATGATTTCATGAACCGTTGTACCTGAAGGTGCTTCTAGGTCGTACTCATACAGGTTCTTTACGGTTGTAATTGGGTCTAGCTCAGCTTGATATACTTTTGACTTCTCACACAGCTCGATTACAGCGGCACGGATATTTTGCTCAATGAGCGTATCTGTGCAGCTTGGCACCATTGGGATGATCTCGGATAAAAGCGACTCGTAAGCAGCCATCTATTAGCCTCTAACTTGTTGAGGGAGAATACTTGTCTGTCTATTTGAATCTACGTTTGGCGAAGTGATCGCGTCTATCTGCGCTTTGCCAGTTACGGAAGCTATAAACAAATTGTAGTGCGTGCTTGCTCGCTGGTTATTACCTGCGTACTCAGCGTCCTTCGTATAAGCGCGGAAAAGCACGTAGTCCATCACAGCGTTGGCAAATATGTCTGGGATGCTTAGGTTATCTGCCTGCGCCACCGTTGATGGATTAGAGGAATAAATAATCTCTATATAAGAATTACCGGCAACGCCGGGATAGACATAAAAGTTACGTGGGTTCTGCTCGTCATAGATATAGTGCTTTATAACGGCAGTATGTGCAGCGTCTCCAGATACAGTTGGGTCGTGCCAATCTGGAGTTTGAGCATCTAACACTTCACGGGACACAAGTCTCACTGATCTCTTGCCAGTGCCATCGGAGGCTGCTGACATGTTTCTTACAACACGGAGAAGCCTGTTACCCGCAGCGGGTATCTCTTGCTTTGTACCTGTAGCTAAAGTTACGGTAGCGTTTACAGCACTTGCATCTGGTTTGATCAAAGCAATCTCGCGCTGCGCATCGTTTACAAACAGAACTAATTCAGTAACAACAGGCCATCGAATACCCGTGGTGTCCTGTAATATTGTTTGAACGCGATCAATAACGCTCTGTACAGTAACTGTCATATCAGCCTCTAACTATTGAGGGCTTCTTCCCAAGCTGCTTCGCGCTCGCTGGTAGAAACCGTGCGGCCTATGGCCTTATTGACGACGTTAG